GGCCTGAAGGAGCACATTCACGCAGTTGATGCGGTCGCTGATCTGGGGGTTGGCCGACTGAGCTTTGATCTTGAAACCTCCCTTCTTCAGCAGAGACAGATCAGACTCGCTGGCGTTGGTGGTGGTCCGTTGCCGGGCCGCGGCGTCGGGGATGATGACGATGTTGTCTGCTGCGAGCTGCTCGGGGTAGGTTTCCCTAAGAAGCCTTACCAGCGCTGGGGTGTCCTTGGGGTAGTGCTCTGCAACTACGTGGAACTCATCACCCCGCCTGACTATTACTTCGGTGAAGCAGGCCGAAACGTTAAAGTCTACGCCAATTAGCAACCTGTCTGTGTCTTGTATAGCTGTATCGCACCAGTGTTGATCCCTGTCATAGCTTGAGTAAACAGTTGTGTTTGCTAAGTTAGTAAACTCCCCATTGATGTAGCTGGCAATCAACTGGGGGTCGTAGTTAGCGTAGAGGGACTCGACAAAACCTTCCGGGAGGTGGGGGTTATCTGTTGTTTTAGCGCGGATGAGTCGTCTATCAGTATTGTGACCTTCTTCTACAAACGTTTTGTATAACCACCGGAATCCTTCTGGCGTCGAAGCTACAGCTAATTGAGGTTTTTTACCGCCCCTAAGTCTAGCTAACATCATCTCCGACGCCTTCTGGGCGATCTCCTGGCTGGATGTGTCGATCTCGTCGGCCAGGCAGAAGCTGAGGTTTTGGCCACGGATACGGTTGTAGGTCTCCGTGGCTCTACATAGGAGCGTCACCTGGCCGTGGGGGAGGTGGAGGACATACTCAGGCTGTGGGGAGACGCGGAAGTCGTATTCGATCTTGAAATCTGCGAGCACGGCATCGAAGCTGCGCATCCAGACGTCCCTAAGCATCACATTGGTGGGCTCGAAGACGGCGCCGACGGTCTTGGGGTTGTCCATGGCCAGGCAGATGGCCTTGGCGCAGAGGGCGTAGGTTTTGCCGGCGCCGAAGCCGGCGCAGTAGCCGAGGATCTTGTGGTCGGTGTCGTCAACGAACTCCCGCTGGGCGGGGAGGAGGGTGTCGTTGATGCGCCAGCGCAGCGATTCGTAGGTTTCGGTGCAGCGGGTGCCGGTGGGCTCGGGGCGCTCCAGGATGTAGCCGCCGGGGATGCCCGCCAGAACGCTCACGTTGGTGCTGCAGATACCTAGATAGGTTAGTTCTTTCGCAGGAAGAGCACGAGCCCGGCAACACCGAGGGCGAGGGGGAGGGAGATGCCGTAGGTGAAGGGCACCAGCATCACGCCGATGAAGAGGTGCAAGCCGAGGATCCAGCCGGTGCCGTCGCTTTCGGTGTGCTGGACGGTGTAGTAGCGGCCGCCGTAGGTGCGGCGGCGCTCGTAAAGGTGGCCGTCCTTGGCAACGCGAATCTGTCCCATTGAGTGACCCTTAAGTGTGTAGCTACATCTTACTCAGGTAAGGGTCCCATCGGCAAGTGGGGGTGGGTCCCCAGCAGACCCTGGGGGTAGGGGGTAGGCCCATAGGCCCGTAAGCCCGTGTTTGGGTCGTTATAGCTGTGCCGTACACATCTACGTGTGTTGTATAAATTTACCCAGACCTGTGACCTCGCCCCTGAGCACTAGTACCCCTGTTCTCTTTACCCGGGGGCAGGGCTATAACGATAGCGTTATGTTCTTTTGCCCCACTAAATCGCGCGCGCCTAGTTGTACCGACTAGTGTTGCGCGCGATGATGCTGACGGGCCCGTGATTGCGGTGAGAGACCTCAGCGCTCCGAGCCTGAATCGCGAGTTGCAATCGCACCGTGCTGGTGGGCAAGCGGCACCGTTCCCCTGGTGATCGTGGGCCCGTAGCGGGTGAGCGCCCATGAAAAAGCGCCCCGTTTGTGGAGCGCCCGCGGTGCGTTGTTGGTGGCCTGCTATTTGCTCTGCTGCCCGTCAACGCCAGTCACCCGCAGGATGCACGCTCGAGCGCCGACCGCTGCCGACAGTTGGCCAGTCTCTACGGCTTTATCGGCAATATGCTGCATCGCCACCAATTGCTCGGCTACGAAGTCTTCTCGCTTCACCTTGAACATCTCCACAAGGCGAGCCCGCGCCTTTGGGATGTAGAGGCTGTCGACAATGGAGGGCTTGACACCGGTCTCCTCCCCGAGAGTTCGCACGATGCGGTTCCGCGCCGCGCCCTCGCAGAGAAGCTCTACGACGCGCTCAATTCTGCGCTCTACTTCGGTGTCGGTGGCTCGCTTGCCTGGCATAGCGCGAGTCTACTGTCACCCCACCTTAAATAATGTGACCCGCTCTTGGCAAGCTTGCCAAACGGCCAGCCCTGTGATTATACTGACTTACATAAGGGCCCCGGAGACACGGCCCGATCCCTCTACCCCTTCCCTGCCATGACCGTTTCCCTGTTCCGCGTTGACATCACTCGCAAGGATCGCGCCAGCCTGCCGGCCGGTTCTGCCGTTGGCTTCTCCTATCTGATCGACGCCGTTACCGCTGAACAAGCGGAGCGGATGGCCACTGAGCGGTTCACCGCTCTGCTCAACGCCGATCTTCTGTTTATCGAGCGGGTCGATGATGTGACGCCACCCGTTAGCTGCTACTGAGCGCTGACCTACCCCAGTTCCCTGTTCACCCCTACCCCTTCCCTGCCATGACTGCCGCTACTGACACGATCGCCATCACATTGACCGCCGAACAGATACGAAACGCCTACAAAGCGCTATCTGAAGTACCCAAAGCGTGCCGCGCTGAGATGCGCGGTCTGTTCGACGAGCACCACGCCGAGTGGAAGTATCAGCTTCCTGACGATGCTTATTTCCGGCTGCAGCAGTTAGAGGATCGCGAGACAGCCGCCATCCAAACGATGGGCATTCTCGCCGCCCACGCCGCCATCCTCGGCGTGCCTGTTACCTACTGACCCATGAAAACCTCAGCCGCCGCGGCCTTGCTGGTACTGGCCGCTTCTACTGCGTGCCTGCCACTGTCGGCCGCTTGCCTCGCCGGTGCTGCTGCGCTGGCACTGTTCTGACTGAACTGCGTTACCCCTTCTCCGTTACCCCTTTTCTCCAATGGCATCCCTGAAGTTCCGCGTTGACACTGAAGAAACAAACGAGCACGGCCAGACTCTTGGTTATACCCGTTGGATGGGCGGTCCAACGCTCGCCCGCGTCAAAGGCGCGGCGTGTGGCGATGGCGTCCCCCGAACCGCCTATGTGACCGGCGAACCGGACACATTCTTTTCAATCCCGGCCCGCGTGAACGTGGGCAAACGATCCGTTCGCGGTTGGCTCGGCTGTGACGATGGCCGCTGGACTTTCCATGCCGACATCACCGCCTAGCCCACCTTTCCCCCGTTACCCCTACCCCTTGACTCCAATGTCTGATCACGCAATCGAGAACGGCCGCAACTGGTACGCCACCATCTGCGAGCAGCTAGCCGCGCTGAAAGCCGCTTGCAACACGGATAACGACGCCTACGAAGCGGCCCGGGAGGCGATCCAAGAATCACCCCTGTCGGTGGATGTTCGCTCCGGTTGGCACTCTGTCGGCTCTGCTGGTGAGCCTGACGAGTTTCAGATCCTGCTTTCCACTGGCGGGCCTGCCCTGCGCATCGTTGGCCGGCTTGGTATCTACAGCTGCCCTGAGGGTTCCCGTTTGGAGTGGCAGGACTGGGGAACCCCTTGGACGGAATGCACCTTTGCCGACTCCACCACCCTTGACGCCTACGCCGCCCAATTCTGGTTCGGCGACTGACCCGCAACCCCTTTCCCCCGTTACCCTTACCTTTCCTGTCATGTTGTCATTTCACCTTACTTTAAAGTCTGCGAACAGCAAGACTGGCCCGATCCCTGTCAGCACCAGTTCCCGCAAGACTTGCCCTACAACCTGCCCGTTCTTTGAGAACGGTTGTTACGCCAACTCGGGGCCGTTAGCTTTGCACTGGAACGCTGTTACTGCCGGCACGCGCGGCACTTCATGGGATAACTTCCTGGCGGCTGTTGCTGAGCTGCCGGCCGGCCAGATCTGGCGACACAATCAGGCTGGCGACCTTTACAAACCCGGCACGGTTATCGGCCGCAAGGCGTTAGCGCAGCTGGTGGAAGCGAACCGCGGGCGCCGCGGGTTCACCTATTCCCATCACAAACGGACCCCCGCCACCGTTCAAGCGTTCAAGGCTGCCACCGCCAACGGCTTTACCGTCAACGCCAGCTGCGAAACTGTCGCCGGTGCCGATGCTGCGATAGCCAACGGATTACGTGCCGTATTCGTGGTGCCGGCGAATGAGACTCGCACAGCGTGGGATACACCGGACGGGAACCGCGCAGTTTTGTGTCCAGCTCAGCGACGTGACGGCGTTACCTGCGAAACCTGCCGGCTTTGCCAATCCCGGCCGCAGAACGTGGCCATCGCATTTCAGGCTCACGGCACTGGCCGGCGTCGCGTTGAAGCCGCAATCGCTGCGCTAGTGGAGGTGAACGCATGAGCTCCCGTAGCACAGCCGCTGAGGTGCGGCGCCGCAACGAGGAAGCGGCCCGCCTCCTATCTAAAGGGTTCCCCCGTTCTGAGGTTGTTTCTCTCCTGGCCGAACAGTGCAAAGTAGACCGCAGAACGGCGCACCGTTATGTGGTCGCCGGTGCCGACATTCTCGCCGCTGAGGTTGACCGCGGCGACCTTAGGGAGTCGATCATGGGAACCGTCGACGCACTGCGCAGCATCGCGGCCCGTGCTCTGCAGGATGGAATGACAACTGAAGCGATCAACGCACTTGGCAAAGCCGGCGTGATTCAATCGTCGATCTTCCGCACTGAGAACGGAAACGCGATGGCGATGCATGGGCGGACCTTGGCAATGCCGGAGTTCCCCCCTGACAAGCTGCGCCGCAAATACCGGGAGCCGATCACGGATCCCGCCATGGAAGCGCCGTTCTGATCGATCACCCCATAACTTCCTGGCCCGCCACTAAGCGGGCTTTTTTTTTTATTGCCGGTGGGCCAGCTGCCAGCTGTGCTGATGGGCGCTGCTATCCGTCACACCGGCCACATAACGGCGCAGCCTGCCGAAACCCCTTGCTACGACTGGCCCGTTTTATGTCATTTGCGTCCAGTTTCAGGGCAGCCCCTCTCAGGATCGCCCCTAAGGGCCCTTACCTAAGGGTCAGTGGTACCCACAGGGCCCAACGGGGCGCCTCCCTGGCGGGCTTCTAGGCGGTGCTGGTGGGCTTGCCTGAGATCCCTTGCGCCGCAATGGTTCTCAGTAAGACTTGCACTTGAGTCTCAACAACTACTGGCCAGCCTGTAGGCCAAGTCCATCGCTTCCGCAAGGGTAGCCGCATACAGCAGTCCCTCGCATCCCTTGACCTGCAGGGCCCAGCCGGTGGCGGTGCGGTAGATCGCCATTACGGCCCCACATTCAAGCCGGTGGCATTAATGGGCCCATTAATGGCCGATTTGCCATTAATGGCCGTTTTGGCGTCATTAATGGCCTGCTGGGTGGCCTGGCCCCCTTGGTAGGCGCCGGCCATGTAGACACCCACCAGCAGCACGGCTTCACAGGCGACGGATGTTAAAGACCAGATCAATCTGCTCCCCCCACGTCTCGCCTTTGTGCTGCCAGAGGAACTCGGCTGTGGGTTCGAGCTCGTCGCAGTAGTGCTCCTGGACGATGGACTCCAGCACTCGACACAAGGCTTGGCCTTGCCGCAGACCCTGCAGGTTGAAGATGAGAGGCTCGTCGCTGTCATTGCGGTACAACACAAGGGTGGTGGTGGACGGTGGATGCGGCTTCTTCAATCGCTCAAGCCACGACATGGCTGACTGCCTCCAATGACTGCTGGTGGGCTTGGTAGCGGCGCAACCTGTCGAAGAACTCCTCCTCGCACTCGTTGAGGAGTCGGGGGTCCATCGGATAGAGATCTGGCTTCCCTAGTGGCCTGGCCACGACCAGCAACGCGTGCTGCACATCCACGCCGTAGGTCCAGCTGATAGCTGCACGATAGGCAGCCAGCTGGACGTAATAGCCACGGATAATCTCCCCTTCAGGTTCTCTGTAACGAACGCTGGTTTTCCAGTCCAGCAGCTTGATCTCGCAGGAGTCGTAGGACCAACCCAAGCAGTCAAAAGTGCCGCTAAACCCAGCGGGGTGCCAGACAGGACACTCGACCCCCAACGCCGAATGGAAGTTCTCCTTCAACCACGGTTTCATTCCCTTCCAGTAATTCCCAAAGGCGATGTGATGGCAGGTGGGTCGCCCAAGAATCCAGTTCTCCACCTGCGTGTGCAGGTAGGTCCCCCTAGCGCAGGCTGCTTTGCTCCTCTCCTCACCACCAGGGCGAGCCAGCCACGCTGCCAACGCGGCCTTGGCTGAGTCACTCTTGGTGGCACCGACAACGGTTGTAACCGAGGGCAGCTTGCCAACCGGAGTTAAATAACCTGTTCGGTCATCGCAACGGTTGGCGTACCCCTTGGCAACCAACTCTGGCGTGGCATGGCAGGTAGGTCTCACCTGGGAGTCACCATGACGTCCTCGCCCTTGAGGTTTGCCCAGATGTACGCAGCAGCGCTGGCAGCGTCGTAGTCCACCCACTTGTGAGCTTCCCGAGGGCTGTCGGTCCACTCCCGCAGGTCATCGTCGGTGGGATGACGGAAAAACGCACCGTCAGCACGCTGCAAGAGAAAGCGCTCCATCACGCAGCCCTCGCAAACTCACCGTGAAGCCGGTGGGCAGCTTCCATGTAGGCAGCGTGGGCCTCTTCAGCGGTGGCGAAGCGACCGAGGAAGTAGGAGCGCTTCTTGAAACGAATACGCACCTCCCACCGCTGATTGACGGGATCCCAGCAGGCGCCTTTCAGCCCGCTGGTGTTGTCAGAACGCAGTCGCTGGTTGCTGGCGTTCTGGCTGCGGGTGCCAAGTCGCAGGTTGTGCCAGGCGTTGTGGGTGCGCTCACCGTCAATGTGATCAACATCCAGCTCGCCCGGGTCTTCCCCAGTTACCAGCCGCCAGATCAGACGGTGGGCCTGGTAGTGGCCTCGGTCAACACCAGCCCTCCAATAACCAGTGTTGCTCTTTCCACCCACAGAGCAGCCTGCTGCTGCGCCGTAGACGCCAATCTTGCGGGTGAGGGTCCCAGTGACCACGGAATACTCAAACAGCTCTTGGAGACGCTCCTGCGTGGGCAGGGGCTTGTAATGTTGTGGCATCGGCCTGGTGAATTCAGGTTGGTCGCAGGGGAGGGCGCTCTAACGCCGCTCCCCCAACCACGCTACCGAGGTAGGTGGGATCAGAACAGGCCGGCAGCCGGCTTCGTCGGGTCCCCGTTCACCAGTAATGCGTGGAGGTTCCAGCCTTTGGCTTCGCACTCCTTCCAAGCTGCGTCGACCTCGGCTGCCACTGTTCCTTTGCGACGGCCGGGCTTCAAGGTGAGGGTGTAGCGGGTGTCGAGGCCGGTGCCGTGGCGGCTTAGGTCCATGTCCCACGCTGCAGGGTTGTCGGCCACGTCCTCATCACTGAAGAGGCTGGCGATGGTCTCCAGGATGCTGGTCTGGGTGACGGCGAGCAGCTGGACGCTGGAGGTGGAGTAATTCCACACGA